TTCCTTTAAGCTTGATCCCTCTTGTGCCGCCGCCATTAATTTGCAAGCGATTTAGAAGACCGTAAGATGAGCTAATTCCGACAGAAGCTGTTAAGCCGGCGGCGGTTGTGATTGCGCCGGTAACATGCAATGTGCTTTCAAGCGTGGCAGCGCCAACGATGTTTAAAGGACCGGAACCAGAAATTTCTCCTGTTCCCAAGAGTCTTGCTGAGTTTGTGCCGCCATTGTTGGCATACAAGTTGAGAAAGTTAACATCATTGGACCCAGAGATTGAATGAACTTTAGTAATTTTTCCATTAGCATTTAATTCTATAGTGTCATTGATTGTTAATGAAGATCCGGTAATTCCAACCGCGCCAGAAACTGCTCCAGAAACATGTAATGTACTCTCTAATGTTGCAGCGCCAACAATATTTAGTGGTCCGGACCCTGAAAGTTCTCCGGTAAACTTATGGGTATCTCCCGAAGAGTTGCCAAAAGTATTTGAGCCTAGATAGTTTGTACTCTCATAGGTAATCGTCTCAAGCTTATAAGAACGGATTGTGCCACTGACATCTAAAGTACCAGTTACTCTTAATACATGAGTGTCTGCATCGCCGGTGCCAGTGTCCCACATAAGACGCTGACTACCCGTGACGGACTTGTGACCAGCGCTATATAATACCGAACCAGTCGGGCTTCCATAAGAAGTTACAACAATATTGTCACAATCGATATAAGCCCACGAAAAATCAGCCATTTAAACACCCTTTGAATTGATATTTAGAAAGAAGTACATGCTGCTCTGATAACCATGTCGTTAAGAGACCCGTCATGAGCGAAAGCGATCCTATCAATTCCGTGAATTGGCACAACCACCATGAACTTGCCATTAACTGTTGTCCACTTGGCCTCAACCCACATGTCGTTGGTTGTTGCTGCAGACGAACCGTTACCCGCGAGGCGTCCGTATGGCAAATAAAGTTTTGACCAAGCACCAAAAGCATAATTATACGCATAAATGGTCACTGTGTCATCCGTTCCATCATTTTCAATCTGGAGGTGAAGGTAGTGTTGATTCTCGGTGATGTACCCATTGACGCCAGCTGCAGTTGTGGCTAAGTTGTCGTCTAGATCGCCGGCGGCGACAGCCGTAACAGTGATGGCTGTCATCTTGACATTTTTGCCCTGGTCACCTCCGTACTGTACAGATCCGTTTCCCCACCCATACTTCTCAGTGATTGGACCAGGGTCTTTTAGCTCTTTTGGTCGCCGGGTTCTACCCCAACTATCAAAATGTCCAGCTTTTGATCCGCTGGCCTCGCTCTGCCACATATTTCGATAGCGACTTTTGTCGCCCATTCCGTCTCCGATTGCCATACTGTTCTCCTTTCACAAAAAACTAATAATAATTAGTCATCAATTCCTATTATTTCTCTTTTGCCTCTTTTTTAATTTAGCGGCATCCCTCTCACGCTGTCGCTGAGCTTTTTCACTTTTCAGCTTTCTGCGGACAGATGGTTTCTCATATCTCTGACGATCACGGAATTTCTCAACAATTTTTTCTTTTTTTGCTTTTTTAATAAAACGTCTAATTAATCTTTCTGCTGGTTCTCTCGGTCTAGACTTAACCGAGAAATTAATACTTTTCATCTTTACCTTCTATAGAAATTTGTTCCATTTACCTGCGGCTAAATTCATGATGCCATTTATATTTACACCCGGGTCTCGCGGGTCTGTGTCTGATAATGGGCTGTGTGGCGCGGGCGATCGACCCGAAGTCGTTCCGGCGTCTGCCATTGGCTGTACGTCTTCAAAAAGATTCACACCATTGTAGGCGCCTTTGCCAATAGAGTCCATTAACTGTTTTCTTGATTCACTAATTCTTGAACTAGTCGTATCATTGGTTATATTAAACAGGCGCTCTTGCTTGGTTGGTTCTGTCTTTTGTTCAACAATCGTAGCTGATCCCATTCCTCTGACCACCTCAGACACAACACTAGATAAAACACCTTCCTCTAAAATAACCTCCTTGATACACTCTTTGATCAAGGGTTTTAAAATTTGTTTTAATTCTGTTTTCTTCATTTATCATCCAATATCGAATTTAAAGCGCGATTAATACGGTCGGCTTTAGTAAAAACCTTATTTTCTTTTGCTTCTTTAATCATAAAAGCGTTTGGGGTTGAAGGCTCAGATACAAAATCAAAACAGATTAACTGAAAGTCATCTTCAACGATTGTACGCCCCTGACTCTCGCTAACAGATCCGAGACCTCTGGAAGAGATTCCCAATTTGACACCATCATTCACAAGTTCTTGTAAGATTTTTCCTGATGGTGTATTGAGAACTTGCACTTTTCCCATAACATTGGGACCATCCCACCATACGTCCGTTACCATGTGGGAGGCATTCTTTAAATTAATTACAGAATCGTCGGGATGGTCTAGTTCGCCAAGGGCTCTTCTTTCTTTTACGAGTTTTGAATAATTCTTCATCTCTCGCTCTAAGATAGCCATAGGATAAACTCTTTTATTTCCGTTCTCCTTTTCAGCCTCTTGGAGCTTTCCGGACAAAATCATGCCGCCGTTTACCACAAACCTCTTTTCCTCTTCGGTTAAAAGATCTTGACAAACGCCGCCTTCGCATAGCTCATAATATTCTCGTAAAAGCTTCTTTGCCATTATTTGTCCTTCTTCTCATCACAATAGCCATGCCACCCACGAGACCCGTCAAAGCCCTCCATGCCGTGCTCCATCCACTTGCCTTTGCACTTCGCTTTTTTCTGCGCAAGAGAATCAGCGCCGCCGGCGGGCTGATCGTGTGGGCCTGTTGCATACTCTTCGAGTGGCTCATCTTTAATCTCTTTTAAAGCTGCTTCCAACTCTTCTTTGATAATATCTCTTAATTGTGTTTTTGTAATTTTCATTTTATTGTTCCTTAAAGCGGGCGCTACCCGCATGAGCTAAGAGCCCTTGCAGCAACGACGAACGGGCTGAAGACGCCATTTACTTGTCCAGTGGTTGTCCATTATGTACTCCTATTTGAAATCCGTTATCGCAGAACAAAACATTAAAAATGTATGATGTTCCTGAAGATAGCCAGCCGCAAATCAAAAAATTTGCGAGACTATAGTCAAATGTAAATAGTTCTGTAAAACCATTTATGCCACACAAAAACACGCCAACCCAAAAGCCCATACACATCGGACAATGAAAAAGCTCTCCGAAACCGTTGAGCCAATCTTTAGGTGGTCTGATTTTGTTAAAAATTGTGCCGTAAACTATGATCTGTGTTAAACCATACGCGGCTAAAATAAACCAAATTAATTCCATGTTACACCATTAGTAAGAATATAATGAAGAAAGTCCATAAACATCTCGGACATACCCGGGTTTTAGCGATCCCTTTTCTGCTTCTTGTGGAACCTCGCCAAGCTCTGTTGATTCCTTAGAACTTGGGTGCAATAGGTTGTCTTTGTTCATGTCGGCATATGCATCTGTAAAGTCAAAATTGACGCGCTCTTCATCAATAAAATCAGAAATATTTATTATGGCTAGTTTGTATGCGTCTAATTCATCATTCTCATAAATAACTGCTTCTAGTGATCCATATATATTACCACCTCTAATAGTTGCAGTATCTACAATCCCCTTTGTACGCAAATGGTCAAAGAGTCTATTCTGGGCGCCATAAACTTCGTCGCTAACAAGATTCTTTGCAAAAGCAACAACCTTTTTGGCCCCGGGCATTAAAACAATATCAATATTGTTGTGATCAAAAATCATAATGTCACCATTTAAACTTTTTCTGGCGTTCATATTAAGGACGACGGGCTTGCCGCCTTCGGCGCCTTCGACTTCGACCTGTTGATCTCGTATTGTAACTCTAACTGGCATCTGACTGAACTTCCCTGACAAGATCTTGAATTTTTAACATTTTAATTAACATTTGATCGTCGATTTGCCTCTCCCTAAATCCTTCCAATAGCGAAAGTACATTCTTGGTTTTGCCAGACATATCACTATCGCTCTTAATGTCATCGCTATCGAGCGAGTCTGAAATAATCTGCTTAAGACGACCCAACTCTTCATTCATAAATATTTTCAATTCTAAGCCATTGTCCATAAATGAGGTAATATATTTATTTAGCAACTCCTTTTGTTCGGATATCAAGTACCCTGAGTATTTTTTATTGAACTTCTCAACAAAGGTTTTATATACGAGATTATCAATTGGCTGTAGCTTGCTTGAGTCTGCAACGGTCTCTTTGCTAAGGTTGTCTAGAATTTTCTTTTCGAGGAGCACTCTATCCTTCACCGGTGTTTTGTCTGAAAACATTTGTGAGATTGTGGCTAGATTTTTGTAATTTGGAACAAAATTAGAAAAAACATTTTTAGTTAGCGTTTTATTCATGTCGTTTATAACTTTAGACTGTTGATCAAAAATGTCTTGATGATCCAAAGACAAATAAACTCTCTTAACTTCATTCAACATCTTTTCTGCGGTTCCGGTGTCTAAGCCTCTTGTTTCGACAAGAACCTTGTACAAATCGACCTCTTCTTTTAGCACATTGCCTTCGCCAAAGTATTGTTTCATAATATTTGAAATTTTTGCAATACCGTCTTTATCGCTCGCAACAACAGCTTTTGTCATCTCATTGATCAAAGTTTCATATAAAAATGCTGTATTTCTTTTCTTATTATGCCTCTTTCTTTTCATCTTTTGACTCCATATTGTTTTTTACTTCTAAGTTTTTAATCAAAGCCCGCATCTCTTGGTTTATTTCAAATAATCTCTCTTCTGCAAAGCTATCATTTATAGAATAATTAGATTGCTTGCTCTCGTAAATCCTACTTGCTTTTGCCAGTCCTTTAAATTCTTGGGGGGCGGCGCCCCAAATAGTTCTTGAGGACACCTCTGGCGAGGCGGCTCTCTTCATATTTTTAAGTCTTCCGCCCTTGCTATAGCTAACCGGCTTGGTCTGTGTTTTGCCTTTCCAGCCCGGGCGAGTATACGTTTCACCCGGCTTGGGATCGCGATTTCCCGGCGGTTCGGCTAGCAACATTGTGTCGTCTTCGACGGGGGCTTCTTCGCCTCCCAATTCTTCACCACCCAACTCTTCGCCGCCGAGATCTCCTTCTAGATCACCACCAAGATCGCCTAAGTCGCCACCTAAGTCACCACCTAAGTCACCACCTAAGCCGCCGGCTTCCGCGCCGGCGCCCTCTGCTGCTGCAGCTTCCAACGCTGCGTCGTGACGCTTATCATAAAACATTTCACGCTGATTGCGGAGGAACTCTTCTTCGGAGAGATGAAGCAAATTTTGTGCGATCCACCGACGACTAAAAAACCCTTCAGTGGCGCCGGTGGCAATATCAAATTTCGCTTTCCAGTGCTCAAGATCCTGCATCTCTGAAATCTTTGATGGATTGTTGAGAGACAGCTTGAAGCTTAATAAGTCATCGCCGCGATACCCAATCGTATAAAGGTGAATGATAGCCATCTTTTCCAACTCGGCAATTACAACTCTCTGTAGCCTCTGAATTGTTCTGGCAAAACGAATGTCTTTTTGTGCGAGCGTCGTCTTGTCTTCGTCGGCGCCTTCGCCGCGTGACAAATAAGACTGCGGCACTTTCAGAGCAGAAAATAATTTATCTCGAAGATATTTAATATCGTCTATTTCCGTATTGTTTGTTCCGCCGCCAAGATTTTCAATTCTAGAATTTTGTCCTGCTCGGACAGGAATAAAGTAATCCTCTTCGACCGACAGCGGATTGTAGCGCAAGTCAACGCGACCCGTATCAGGATCAAGAACTTGATTACGCTTCATCTGTGTCACAATCTTTTGCATATATTGCTCTACATCATTAGGAGAAACAGAGCCAACATCAATATAGAAGACTCTGCGTTCCGGAGATCTAATAACACGATAAGCCATCATTGCATCTTCCATCAGAATCAACTGGCGCCAGATTCTACGGGCGGGCTCCAAAACTGAACTGCCATATGGAATATATTTATCGTTTCCTAAAACTCGAAAATGGCCAATTTGCCAATTTTCAAAAGTCATTCCAGCGGAATTCCATTGATATTGGACATAATTTGGATTTGTCTTATCCTCGCCTTCTAGACGCTCGATCTCGCTGACCGGCAAGGATATCGCCGACTTAATACCAAAACTCTCGTCAATATCGAGATACAAGAAGAAGTCTCCATACTTGCACATAGTCCTGCACCATCCAAAAAGATTTGTCTCAATATTAATCACTTTGTAGAACAACGTGTGTAACACAGTCTTAATCTCTTCGTTTGAGCAACGTATTCTCAACAATTCAGATAAGTCAGATGAAGTGGTCATTTCATCAGCATAGATATCAAGCGTGGACGCTATCTCTGGTGTGTACTCCATTTGATCAAAGTCAACATATCTCTCCATTCTTCTCTGGTTTGCAATCGCATTTGTCGCAATTACGCTTAATGGGTCATATTGGCTTCTTTTAAATTGTTGACCACTAGCACTCTTAAAGGTGCTGGAGTATTTGTCTAAGTGTTTCTTCCTTATCCTACGCCCAGATTGCGTTTTATAATTAATGATCGGTCCAGAAAATAATCGAGTGAGCCTCTTAAAAAGCTCTGATTCTTGGTTTCTGGGATTCTTCTTGTTAGCCATTATTTATCCTTTTAGTAGCCAAAGAAACTCTTTGTTCTCTCTTTGTTTGGCAGCTGCCTTGTCTTTTAGCGCATTACTTTTATTATAATTTTTCATACCGGGAATTGTAGTATCAAAACTCTTGTTTGTGTATATCATTGATCCTAAAAATGCCTTATTGTACTCAAGGTCTCTTTGGCTGATTTGAAGAGCTGTGTCGCGGATCCAGCATCCAATTGCCAAAGCCATCACTAAATCATCGTTATAACTTCGCATTGCTTGTGGTTTCCCGTTATGCCAGATAAATGTCTTTAACTCATTTACTAACCTTGATGAATACACAGTAATTAGTTTATTTCTTATGAATTCTTCTAATTTTGCAATTATTAAAGGTCTTGTCTTTGATGAGTTTGTAAATCCCGCTACGGCACTGTTCATGCCTTCTGCCTGATATTGATCTACATATTCATGTGTTGACTTAATTGAATAATAAATATTCTCATATTCCATCTCTGTCAACTTTGTTAAAACAGTGTGTCCGATACTATTGTTTTCAACAACCAATAAGCAATTCCCGTACTCTCTTCCAACTTCATTTAACATGTTAGCAAACACGTCCGGAGATAATTTTCCCTGATATTCTGCAACTGTCTCCATTGTCTCAAGCTTCAAGATGTGAAAAACAGAATAATCTTTTCCATCGCCGCGGGCAACGTCAGCCACCATCAAATAAGAGTTTTCAGGCTTATACTCTTCCCAAATCCAAAAGTTGCGATCAAACCCCGTTTTATGACGAGGTTCGTGTGTAGTCTCCAGCATTCTTTTTAAATCATCAGGATGGACCACTGTGTCGCCTGACGTATTAAAGTTACATTCCAGCTCTTGCGCTATTTGCCGGCGAGACATGTTGCGAGTTTCTTTTTCAAACCACTCTTGATCACGATCCGGATGCACATCCCATGAAAGGCGTGTTGGATAAAAATCATTATTGCTTTGCTCAGATTCGACGTATGTCTTGTGAAACCAGTTTCCCACACCGTTGGGAGTCGATAATGCGATACATCGACCACCAGTTGATAGCGTGGGATATAGACCGGTCCACAGGTCATCTAAACCCTCGATGTGCGCGGCCTCATCGAGAACCAACAAAGATAGAGCCTCGGAACGACCGGCATCTCCAGAGGTCGAAGATGCCTTTATTTGCGAACCGTTTGTTAATTCAAATGACGTTCTGTTGTCAATCTTTATCTCTGCTATTTTTAACCATGGCGGCAGATTCTTCATAATATTCTTAACCTTTTTAACCAAGTTTCCAGCAGTGCTGAATTTTGTTGCCATGACAAGAATGTTCTTATCTTTGTGAAATAACATCATCCAAACAATATAGCCCGCAGTAATGGTAGAAATACCAAGCTGGCGAGCTTTTAAAATCACATTGAAGCGATAATCATTAAAATCTTTAAGCAATTGTGTCTGAAAGTCGTATGTCTTAAAGGCTATGCTTCCATGCATCGGATGGGAAATTCTTGCATAATTGTTTAGGAAATATGTTGGGTCTCTTCCACAAGCCACAATTTCCTTAACTGTTTGTTTTTTAGACAGTTGATACGACATATCATTTTATTTTTCTTTCTTGGGGGCGCGCCAGCCTGCACCGGAGCCGTCCCATCCACCCTGTTCAATAAATTTTCTCCATCCTTCTGGGCTTGAACCGGGTGGGCTATCCTGTTTCGAGGAACCACCATAAGTGTTCGCTACATCATCCATTCCGCCAATCTTATAATATCCGATTGCCATAACTTGTACCCTTACTCTAGAAATGTGCTCCACTCGCACGTAGGTCTCGTCATGTGATGTTAATGATAACGTATTTTTCGTAATTTTTTTATACTCTTTTTTCAAAAACTTGGCGACATCTCCAATCATTTTAGACATTTCGTTTTCCAAATTCTGACTATAGATATCTTTCAGCTTCATTTCAGACGAATATGTTATACAAAGAATGTTTCCATGAAATTTAATACCAAAGCCATCAACTACACGCTGATCGATGATCGGGTTGCCTTCTTCTCTCTTGAGTCCTATTTTTCTAATATCGCCATCGGCGGAAAATGATTCTAGGTGCGCGCCATCATAACCATTTGCAGCTGCTTGTGCGATTCCTCTAACGATTTCTAAAGTTGTTGGCATTATTTTTCTCCTTTTTCTGGCTTGTTGGGGCGCCACCCTGATAGCCACCTTTCCTCTCTGCCATCAACATATTTTACAAAACATTCATAACAACATTCGAATTTTGAGATACAAACATCGTCTTTAACGTTAAGTGTATATTTATTGCAACTAGAGCAAGGTTTATTTGATTCTTTATTAATTAGTTTTTTAGAAACAAAAAAACCATTATGTTCGATTTTCTCTGCAGATGATTCGGCTTTTTGAAGTTTTTCTTGAAACTTTCTTACTTGTTCGATATAATCTTTCTCTTTTTCCTCGTCCCAGTTGCCTCTGGGATTTTGGATTGTTTCTTTTCCATACTTCTTGGCAATTGCCTTTTCAACTGCGGCTAGTTTATTTAACTCTTTGTCGCTCATCTCAATTTACCATGGAAGGATCAACTATAAAATCAAAACTTATATATCTATCATTGTGTAGTTTTTCAATAAAATCAGAGTATGTTTTTGTACTATCAAAAACTATAGTCGAGACGACACAACCGCCAGTTGGCTTTCCAACACAAAAAGTAATCACTGGTTCGTGACTGTCTGTAGAGCCCATCACAGAGACAAAACCTTCCATGTCTTCAACCGAAGATCCAAAAGGAATCGTAAGCATCAGTCTTGCACCCAAGTCAATTTGCCTCTTGAACAACGTTTGTGGGGTTTCTTCTGGAACTGGAACTGCGAAAGTCATGAGTACTCCTAATCTGTTAGCTCAGCCGTTGCATACATTATTCCGATAGATGTTGCAATTCCGGCGACGACACCGCCGGCAAACATCCAAGCGGTACGGCGATTTGGATGCTTGCCAATCAAATCTTGAAGACGTGTAATTTCGTCATCCTTTAACAAGTTCATTGCATCATACCTCTCTTGTAAACCATCGTACCGAATTTGAAAACGATCTAAGTCAAGCTGGTGTTGTGCTGCCTGAAGATCTAGCTGATACTGTGTTTGTAGTTCGCACTCTTCTTCGGCAGTTTCTCTGTTTACGATTAGCTCGGATACAGCCTCGTAATTAAAAAGCTTACCATCAAAGGGCGCAGGGTCGCCTTCTTGTAAATCCGTAAATTGCGGATCAGCGTTAGCAGTAATTGGTATGTATAGACCAATAAGAATTGCTAGTTTTTTCATTTATGCCTCAACAATATTATAACATTAATCATACTGTTTTTATAGGAATAGTGCTCCAATTGCTCCGTATAACATCATTCCCATAATAAATGCACTCATGCCAAGAATTCCTAATATCTTCAAAAGCTCTAAATCGCTTATGCCTTTCTTAAAAAGATATCGTGAAAGTTTTCTTAGCATTTTTTACACCTTTTCAAAACCAAATTCATCTTCAATCAATTTATCCAAATCGTCCGGAGAAGAATCCAGAAGTTCTTTTAATCTTTTCTTCTCTTTACTATTTAGTTTTCTTTTTTCTTTCAAGTGGTCTTTTTCTATCTTCTCGACAGTATTTCTGTAGTTTTCGTCTGCTTCTGCGCGTCGTAGCTCTTCTTTCTCGTAACTTTCGCTCAAAGCGTCAATCTGATTCTTATAGCTTTCTTGTGCGATCTTTAATGATTCGCCAACCACTTTCTTGTCTCTTCTTAATAAAAGAGCAACAAGCAAGGACAATACAACAATACTGGCAATCTGCCAGTTTTTCTTTATCCAAAGCCAAGCTTTTGACAGCTGCAGTTTGATAAGTCGCCAGGACATATTACTCTTCCTCTGGCAATTCCATATCGGACAACCTATCTTGAGCCGCTTGAAGGTCTGATTCGTCCGGATCTTCCAGTAGTCTGGAGATTTCGTTTCTCAACTCTTCCAAGTCTACTGTTGCAGCATTTAATTCGGCCGCTCTGACTTCAGCGCTTTCTTCATCTGAGTCTGCTCCAAGCTGATTAATTGGCGCGTCTGGATCGTAATCGCCCTCTTCCGCTTCGGCTATTTGCCTTTTTTTGCCGCTCATATAATTCATCACAGAAGATAAATAATCTTGAGCCTTTGTGATCTTGGACTCTACCCACTCTTCAAGATTGCTATCTTTCGATATCATGCCCTGCAGGTTCTTAGCCAATTCTTCAGTTCGGTACAGCTGGTTGATTGCCATTGAGCCTTCGCCATGACTCTCAAAATCATGAGGAGGAAAGGAAGCCCAGTCCGTGCCCATCATGCTAGCCTTGATTTCTTCAAGTTGTTCGCCATCGTCAACAGCATTGTGCTCCTCCAGTGTTTCTAGAAAGAGTGCCAATAATTTTAACTGCGAGGATCCAATTCTACGAAATTCCCCAGCAGCTGCGGCTTGAGCGGCTTCGGATAACTGATTAATCAAGCGCCTTTTGATCTGACCAATTTCTAATCCGCCATACCCACGAACCAAAACTTCTGCATCATCGGGAGTGGCACTGTCGTCCTGAGACGTGGCGTAAAGAGGGTTTCCCTCATCATCGTATTTTACTTCTAACACGCTCTTCAATTCTTCTTTAATAATCTGTTTAAGTTGTGATTTTGTGATTTTCATCTGTGGGATCCCCTCAATCTCTGTTCCGGAGATGCCATTGGTCCAATTTTAGCTGCAGCATCTCTCATTAGCTTATTAAACATTTGCGGGTCTTCTTGTACGATATTCTCGATGACGCCAACAGCGTCATCCCAATCTCCAGGCAAAGAATCTGCGAAAGATTGCAGGGCGCCCCCTTGACGAATCATGGTTTTAAGTTGTTGTCTCTGTGTGGCAGAGTCTTGACTTGCTAAATCAGCTAAACCTTCTAGCTCGTCAGGTACTCGGTCGCCGCTAGTAACAGCACGCATTAACTGAGTCAAAAATCCTCTTACATCATATTGCTCAACAAATCCTTCAAGCTCTTTTGTTCTTTTAGCCTTACTTCCAAGTCCAAAAAGACCCTCATCAAGACCGTACATAGCCTCTAGATATCTCATTATTTCCGACCTAAGTTCCGGTGGAACCCCAAGATCAGACATTGTTCGTACATATCTATGAGGAGCGCCAACAGTGCGAGCGTACCCTTGTTCAGTTGCAATGGCTTCTAGCCGCTGCCACAACTCTTTAGCTTCAGGGCTCAATCTTTCGTAAGCTGCATCTGCACGGGCGCCCTCGCTCAAGACAACCTTAAGTTCTTCTTTGATAATTTGTCTAAGTTGTGATTTTGTAATCTTCATTTTCTATCCAATCTTTCTTTTAATTTGCCCAGTGAATCCATCACTTTATTATAACCACCACGAAGGCGGTCTCTGCACCAAGAAGCGCCCCCTAAGATCCAGTCTCTGGCTGTGTTCCAAAGATCCGAAACCATTTCGCTTAGCTGATCCCAAGCCAAATCTAAGATGTCCAAAACTAATTTAAGTGGAGCACTCAAAACACGCAAGAGCGGGTGCTTTTCTCTACGAAGCAGTAGCCACGCTAGCAACACTCCTACCAACAATCCTTCTAATCTAGGTGCTTCTACGTGCAAATGATAGAGAATCTCCCAGCAAAATGTTGCAACCAAGGCAACCAAGCCATGAGCCCAACTCAATAGACCTCCAACTAATTCTAAAACTGACTGTAACATTATAAAACCTCCGTGTTATTTGCACCCATCTGGCAGATGTGATGTTAATGTTTCCTTATAAATATTCAGCGACGGCTGATTCCACTCGATTTGTGGACAATAAGTTTCATGATCTTTCTGATCTTGTAAATATAATTCTAATGCTCTAGCATCTCGCTCCATCTCGGATAAGTCTACTTGTATCTGGTTAGCCTTATCCGACAAGGTGGAAAAGAGAATCCCAAGAAATAGAACTACAGCCTTCATCTTGTCACTATATCTTCGATTCTATCAAGTATGCTTCTGACATGGGCAAGATCGCTCTCGACTCTGATTAACGTTCTAGTTGCCTCTTCTTGCTCATCAACTTGTTCTTCAAGATCTGCAACCTGTCGCTCTAAATCGCCAACGTCATTTCGCAGTTGAGAAACCTCTACGTTCACGGACCATACCCAACCAGCAAGAGGCATGATAATTGCCCCTAATGCGATTGTAAATATTTTCCACAAATCTGGCTTCATCGATATTCCTTCCACCTTTCCAATCCGTCTTTGATGGCTTTTACTACGGCTTTAAAATCGGCCTCGTCATCGAGCCATAGCTGCGTGGCGATCGCTTCGGCAAAAACATCACCGGGCGCGCCTTTTTCAAAAAGCTTGTCGAAGGGCCCAACAGCTGGCTCGTCCATTGGTGGCTCTTCCGCTGTTGCATATTCTTCCAAAGGGATGCCGTGCTTCGTAAGGCATTTGTTATAGGGAGCTTCAGGATCTTTACTATCGGCTCCTTCTAAGTGCTTGCACTTATCGTGAGCATCCATATTATCCTGCCACTGACTTTCGTCAAGAGCCTTCTCAAGTTCTTCCTTGATAATCTGTTTAAGTTCTGTTTCTGTAATTTTCATTTCAACCTCCGTGACGATACGCCTTCATCATATCAACAACTGATTGACCACCGATATACACAACGGCAATTAAGCCCCATGTTTCAGAATCGAGGGTCGAAAAAGTCATCAATCCGGTGGCTGTTAAGAACACCAATAACTTTCGGGATATCGCCTTTTGTAATAATCTATCTAATAAACTTCGCTGCAGTTCGGACATGTTAAATCCTCCTGCATATAAATAGTTTATTGATTTACAAAAGCATACCCGTTTTTTCTCTCAATATCAATAGTCATGTCAACAATGTCTTTGAGCGCATCCATATGCGAGATCAACAAGACTGTATTGAAATACGATTTAATAATATCCAAAATACTAACAAAGCCTTGGAGGTTTTCTGGATCTAGTGCTGTTCCAGGCTCATCAAGGATGAATATATCGCCTTTTGGAAGATTAGAAACAGAAAGCAATGATAGTCGAATGGCCATAGCAGCGATTGTCTTTTCTGCTCCCGATCCCATTTCAAGCGGTCGAGCATCATGATTCGGATGTTTAATAAAGATATTCAAGCGCTTGCCGTCATCATCAAAAAACACTTCAAATTCAACAATGTTTGCGAGAACCTTTGCAATCTCTTCATTGATTACTGGCAATTTCTTCTTAATGATATCATATGCGATTCCATTAGAGTGCATACAGCGCATGTAAAGATCGTAAGCCGAATATTCTTCTCTAAGATTGTTTCTCTCATTTTTTTGTTCGATAAGGTACTCAAGTCTCTGCTCCAAAGATCCATGATCCTTATAAAGCTCCATGATCTTATTTTCACATCTCTTAAAGGCTTGAGTTTCGCGCTTAATATTTTTTGCCAACAATTGTTGCTGCCGTGTTAGCTCTTCTAGATTTTCGATCGCTTCTTTGTTCTGCTCATATTCGGACAACTTTTCTTGAAGCTTTTCAAGATCGACTTTTGTTCGTTCAACAACAGACGAGTTTCGCTCAATCTTTAGATTCAAGTCAGCTATATTGCTGCTAAGCTCCGTCTTTCTTGTTAGCAGTTGTTGGTATTTTTGTAAATGCTCGTTAACTTTTTCTGGGTTAAGGTGAATCAACTCCTCTTGGAATATTACCTTCTTCTCCTCAATAGTGGATATCTCATCCTCATTCACTGGCAACATTGCTGTTGCAACATGTGCATCTTTGATAAACTTACAAGAAGGAAACGAACTACCACAAGGAATCCCATCAAGAAGTTGGCACTTTTTCTTATTTCGCCCGTATTCTTCTTGCTTGGAAGACAGAGCGCTTTCTAGCTGCGCAACTGTTTCGATTAAGTGGTCGATCTTTTCTTTCTTGGAATTTACAGAGTCAAGATCAAAAATATCAACAAATTCAGAGATCTTCTGATACAAGGCTTCTTGTTCTTTTCTGTCAGATTTGTAGTCACTGTTTTGCGCCAACAATGAAACAATTTGATTTTTCTTTGAGCGAATATTGCCTTGCACATTTATGACATTAATAATTTCAGCGGGAATCGATTCGATCTTATTTGTTGTGTTAGCTAGCTCTTGATTCAGAACAGCAATCTCAGACTGAATGTTTTCGCACTTTTGTTTTTGAACATTAAGAATCTCTTTGTTTTCTTGAAGTTGCTCTCTTGCAGACGCAATATCTTCATCGTATTCTTTTCCCTCTAATCTCCGTAGGGCGCCCTTAAGATCGGTACTATCCTCTTTTGCTAGTTTGAACTTTTGATCAAAAATATCTAAATCTAGAAACTTTGCGAGAATCTCCTTTCGCTTTGTCGAGCCCTCCTTTACAAAAGACAATGAGTCAAGTTGGGAAGACATTGCTGTTAACAAGAAATCGTCAAGCGTCCCAAACTTCTTGCGAATGTTTTTGTCTGTATCATTTCTTGTGAGCCCGTTATGGCTAATATTTTCGTCCATAACTCGATCGTTGGCATAAAAATCAAGATCAGTTTTGGCCTCAAGCGTCTCCTCGCCCTTCAATCGCTTAACGTATTTCTCGGAAGTTCTTTCAATGGCATAAACTTTATTGTTGACCTCTATCTCAACTTTTCCAGTTGCAGATTCTTGATTTTGATTTATAACATTAAGATTCTTTCGCTCCTTCTTGGATGTTGAGTTAAACATGGTGTAAAGAATCGCATCAATAACGCTGCTCTTACCAGAATAATTCTTTCCAAATATACCAACAATGCCATTGAGCCTGGAGAAATCAATTTTATTTCCTTCTCCGTAGTTGAATAGATTGTCCCACTCAAAACTCTTTAGCTTCCAGTTGATGTTTCTCGATACTTCTTCGTTTTCCTCAGCAATCTTGTTATACTTTTCATTAAGCCTAATCACTCTTTCAAGTAAGCTGCTTTCAACTTCATAATCTTTAAGATACTCTTCAATAAATTCCTGTTGTACGACAAGATCACGCAAATCTTCTTGAAACAGGCTTACTGTCAATTCCTCGACGCTCCCCCTTTCGCCGGCGGCTCGATTCAGAAACGCAATACTTTCTGGCTTGAAACGATATTTTGCAGTGTTCACTGCTTTTTTCATAACATCTAGCGGTAGATTGTTGTTGCTAACAAGGCGTAGGCGTGCACCAGTCGGAATTGCCGTCTTTTTGGGTATTCTGCCCTTGGGCGTCAGTTCGATTGTAATAAAGGGCTTCGGATTCTTAAAAGCAACATGCTTTACATCCCAATCCCATCGATCGCGGATATTCCAAATAAGGATTCCCTTATCGTTTGTCTCGCCATGATTCTGCTGAATCGTACTTCCTGGGTATCGAATTCGCCCCTTCGGATCTAAGGTTTGGTTGGTTTTGTGAATATCCCCAAGAAAACCAAAATCATGATTATTAAAAATGCTGATATCATGTTCGCCATTCTCCATTACCCAGCCGGTGTCAGTTTTTACTCCAGAGATCGATCCATGATAAAGTGCAATATTAATTGCTTCTGGGTCGCTGGGCGTGATCCAGTTATCTTCATCAAAGACTGATAAGACATTCAAACAGTAATTATCATCCAGTTTGACTTCTCCGGAATCTTTTAGCAAATAAAGCTGCTGCAAGTCTAGCGCATCCACAATCGGCGTGAGCGCATCTTGACGACTACTGTTCTTTAGGTTACCATCGTGATTGCCTAAAATGACATACGTGGGCGCTATTGTCGCTAAATTGCGGAAGAAGTCAGAGCACATCTCCACAAACTCTGGCGAGATCTGCGTCTTTGTGTGGGCAATATCCCCACAGTGAATAATATAATCGACCTTTTCTTCTTTGAGCTTTTCGTATAGCTGTTCAAAAACAATTCGATATTCGTAATGATACTTTAAATTTTTAATATGAGTATCTGCAATATGAGCAAATTTAGGCACACATCCCCCTTAAAACGTAAGCGTACCTTATTAATATAACCCGTTATCTATGCAATGTCAAGTGTTTTCTTCATATGAATCATAAACTGCATCAGTAAACAAGTCTGCTAAATCTTCTTTTGACATGCCCATCATTTTGGCTCGATGAACTGCATTGCTCATAACTTCGGCAACCCCTGCTTCATCCTCTACATCTAAACGTCTTTTTGGATAGTCTATTCTTTCTGGATTGTCAGGACCAAATCCGAACTCAGCATCATCTAATTCTTTTAAGACATTCGCAATTTCTTTTTGTAAGTCTTCTCTGAATCCGATCGTGCCTTGGGTTGTGGCACACATGGCATCGAGCATGCCAGCCTCATCAAACATCCCCACAGCCATTTCTAGGGCTTCTTGTCCTTCTTGGGCTATCGCATCGACGAGTTCAGCCGTCATAGCTCCAACGCCCGATATGCCCGGTTCTTCGGGGGTTATCGGGGGTTCAGACGTAGAGCCTGTATCATCGGCGCCTCGAAACTCGTTTAATTGCCTTCTAGCAAGATTAATCTCCTCCCTAAGAAGGGCAACCAATTCGTCTTTCATAGCAAATTCTTTAGTTCTTGTGCAATTAGAGCCCTAAGCTCCTCAAGTTCGCCTGAGTTGCCGGCAGAACCGGTTTTTTGGCGAGAGGGTCCACGACCTTGTTCGCGATCTGCATCATTGCGGTCACCTGATCCTTCCTCAAGTTCTTCGCCGGCGGGGATACATCTTCCAGCAGCCCATTTGCCACCTTGTGATTCACACTGCTTTCTAGCACGATCGCCACCAAGACGACTGCCTTCTGCCCCTTCTTCCAACTCTTCTCCAGCGGGGATACATCTTCCAGCAGCCCATTTGCCACCTTGTGATTCACACTGCTTGCGCGCTCGGTCGCCACCAAGACGGCTACCTTCGGCGCCTTCTTCAAGATCAACTTCATTTTGAAGCTCTTCTAGGATAATTTCACGTAATCTAGATTTTGTAATTTTCATTTTTGTTTTTCCTTTCAAACGGCATTAAGCGCCTCGTACAATAAATAGTTGTCTAAATGTATAAACTCAGCATTTTCTTTACGAATGTCGAATTGCTCTCTTGTCATCTCTCCGATGTCATCAAAGCCAGAAACATCAATCTTATACAACTCTATGTCATATTGCATTAACAGCTTTGCAATCTTTTGTTCTTTTTCTTTTGCATCGGGGTCCATGGCCAAATAAATTGGCGTATCGTGTTTTATGATCTTTTGTAACAATGTCGAACTATCCCGCAAAGACGAACCTAAAAGCGGAATCGCATTTCCGGCAACCACAGCATCGAAAACGCCCTCAACAATGCAAAGATCATTGTTCCAGTCAACGTATAATTCGTTAAACAATATATTGTTGCTCACTGGAGGATTTAAATAGCGCTTCCAATTGTCAGTATATGTTCTAGCTACAAAATAATTTACATAACCATCTTTGTTAAATGATGGAAATATAACTCGGTTTTCGTATTCTCCGGATGAACAGTATCCAATTTTCCACTTAAGAATATCAGCTTTTGCTATTCCTCTTTCTCTAAGATATTTTAGCGCGGGTCTGGCTGTGATCGGCAAAACATCGTTTGCTAAAGATATAAATTCTTTTGGTAAGTCGATAGTTTGCTCAACTTTTGTTTCTACTGTAGATTCAAAAATAGAATCAAACGAAGTTAAATCAACCTCATCAGTTAGTTGATCCCAAGCTTGGCGCTGCTTAAACGTTCCAAAGCGTCGAACGACGCGCTTTAAATTGCGACCTCTCGTATCACAAATCCAACATTTGTAAACATTTTTATTAACATTGATAGAAAATTTGTATTTTGAATGTTCGCAATACGGACAACGAAAAAGATGTTCGTCGTTTGATTTTTTAGATCGTCCGAGAACATCAATTAAAATTTGAAGCTTTTCTTGCATTTATACAGTTTAGCTTATTTAGCAGCAGTTGTCAATGCAAATCCTGCTTTTGCTATAATTAAAGAATCCGCGCGGTCATATGTATCAGGCTTTGGATTTCCATGTTTTGTGTATTCTAAAATAAATGAAGATTCTGTGTCAATCACATGCTGCAAAACTACATCTTTAGCTTTGTTCCCTCGGGGAACTTTAATACCACACAACTTTCTTGCTGTGGTGGCGGCGATATATTCTGGTTTGATTCTGAAATAGTTGAAACATATCCAGGAAACGACCCCATTGAACCGCGATAATGTAGAAAGTGTTTTTGCCGAAGAAAAGCCGCTTCTAAAAGATTGGAGCGATTGCTCGATAAAAATATGCC